TCTGTTGGAAAAACTGTTGACCTGCATAAGTACGTTGATTTCGTGGATGCTGTCACGTCCGACCCTAGTAAAGATTTTAAATCTTTTATTGAGAGTCTTAGTAATCTTGACAGAGAGGGTTCCAATATTAATCGTCTTACCACTGCTGCTGTTGGGCTTAGTGCTGAGTCTGGTGAATTCCTTGAGATCGTTAAGAAAATGGTATTCCAGGGAAAACCTTGGAATGCCGATAACCGAGAGCATCTTGTTATTGAGTTGGGTGACGTTCTCTGGTATGTGGCACAGGCTTGTATGGCTCTTGAAGTATCATTTGATGATGTCGTAGCAACTAATGTTGAGAAGTTAAAGAAGAGATATCCTGGTGGAGAATTTGATGTGTATCATTCAGAAAACCGTGCTGCTGATGATCGATGAAAGTTGAAGCAATAGAATTATTATTGAAAGGATTGAAATTAAAACAATCTTTACGTTATGGTGAGAATCCACATCAAGAAGCATCTTGGTGTGTTTATCCAGGTGAAGGAATATCAAATGCTAATCAATTACAAGGTAAAGAATTAAGTTACAATAATCTTATTGACTTAGATGCAGCAATCTCAACAGTACAAGAATTTAAAGAAGAACCTGCTGCTGTTGTTATTAAACATACTAATCCTTGTGGGGTTGCTATTGCACCTGACATTTACAGTGCACTTATTAGAGCATTGGATGGAGATAGGGTAAGTTGTTTTGGTGGAATTATTGCATTAAATGAAACAGTAAATGCTGAGTGTGCTAATGAATTAACTAGTGCTTTTTATGAGTGCATAGTTGCTCCATCATTTGATGATGAAGCAAAAAAGATTCTTGCTACTAAAAAGAATTTAAGATTACTTGAACTTGATGTTAATGGTATAAAGGTTCATCCATATAATGTTAGAAGTATTTTGGGTGGAGTTTTAGTACAAGATAAAGATAATGATCCAATTAATGTTGATGATTGGAAATGTGTAACAGAACGTCAACCTACAATGCAAGAGATTGTAGATCTTACATTTGCTTGGAAGGTATGTCGTCATGTAAGATCTAATGCAATTTTAATTGCTCGTGATGGTAGGACACTTGGAGTTGGTGCAGGACAAATGAATCGTGTTGGTTCAGCAAATATTGCACTAAATTCAGCAGATGTTAATGGTGCTGCATTGGCAAGTGATGGGTTTTTCCCATTTGGTGATTCGGTAAAATTAGCAAACGAATATGGTATAAAGGCAGTTATTCAACCAGGTGGAAGTATTAAAGATCAAGAATCTATTGATGCTTGTAATGAGTTGGGGATGACTATGATATTGACTGGTAAACGACATTTTTTACATTAATGAATTATAAAGATTCGGGAGTTGATATAGAAGCAGGTAATGCTTTTGTTGAAAGACTAATGGAGAAGGCACCTGCTATTGGTGGTTTTGGTGGTATGTTTAAGGTTCCTCGTGGATATGAGGAACCTTTGTTAGTTTCTGGTGCTGATGGTGTAGGTACTAAAATTAATATAGCAAGAGTTGCTAATGATTATACAACCATAGGAATTGATCTCGTTGCTATGTGTGTCAACGATGTGATTACTTGTGGTGCTAAACCATTATATTTTTTAGATTATATTTCTGCAAAGAAGTTGGATGATAGATTAGATCCTATAATGGAAGGTATTATTAAAGGATGTGAGATGGCAGAGATTGAACTTTTAGGTGGAGAGACTGCTGAACATGGTCGTTTTGCTAGTGATTATGATCTTGCTGGATTCTGTACAGGTATAGTAGAAGAGAATGAAGTAATAGATGGAAGTCTTATTAAATCAGGTGATAAGATTATTGGTATAGAGAGTAGTGGGTTGCATAGTAATGGATATAGTTTGATTAATGATATGTTATGGAGACATAAGATATTCTGGAAAGATACTCCTGAGTTACTTACACCAACTATAATCTATTCTCCTTTGATTGATTATCTTATAAATGAAGTACCTATCTTAGGTATGGCACATATCACAGGTGGTGGTATTCCTGGAAATCTTTCACGTTGTATTCCTGATGGGTTAACAGCACATGTTGATTATAATTCTTGGAGATTGCCAGATATTTTTAGTAAGATAATGTGTGCTGGTGAGATAGTAGAGGATGAGATGAAGAAAGTATTTAATCTTGGTATTGGATATTGTTTAATAGTTCCATCAGAAACATGTGTAGATACTGAGGTTATTATAGATGGGCATGGATTAAAGTCTTGGGTTATAGGTGAGATAAAATAAATACTTAAAAAAAGTATAATGACTAGTAGTGCGCCTGGTTCGCAAGGATTTGCTTATGAGCAAAGAATTCATAATAGATTAAATGCAGCTCGATTAGTTCCTGCGGGATTTACACCTGCTGGATCAGATCCTAATGCTGCTGATTGTATGTTTAATTATGGTGATAATCAATGGAAACTAGAAGTTAAATTAGATTTGAGAGCTGATTATGGACAAGGAACACTTAATTATGTTAATGGTTCTTGGGTATTAGGAGGTGCCAGAACTGCAGCAGCAGATGAAATGAGAAGACTGTTAAGAACTGTTGGTATTGAGCAATTTGCAAATAGAGAATGGGGAAGGCATGGTGCTCCCAATAAAGAAGTTGTTATGAAAGAATCATATACACAGGAACATGTCCGTGAAGATTATCAGAAGTTTACTGATAGATTTCTTACAATTAATTATAGTGCTTTAAATTCTTATTATGCTTCTAAGGATACTTATTATATACAGATAGGACAACTTGGTATGTATTATATGGCATCTAATCCAGCTGGATTGCCAGTACCACAGTTTACTCCAAACATGAGAATTAGAATAAGAACAAAACGTGGTGGTAGTACACCAATTTATAATTATAGATTTACTACTGCACTTCAAATTACACAGAGACCATCTGCATCTTCATTCAATATTGATAGGAATATAGATTTTCTCACACAATGAAAGAATATACTAATCATTTACTTAAACAATTTAAAGGTGGAGATTACAAAGATTTTCTTGCCTATGTTTATGGTACTTTTGAAAACCAAATAAATACTAAAAAGAAGAACGATAAATACTTAGTAAATCGTAATCGTCTTTTGCAATACATTGTTTCCAATGAGAAGACAATAAAAGCAGATCTTTGTAAGAAATGAAATCATTTTCACAGTTTTTAACTGAATCAACTGCGGTTCAACAGGCTACTCGTATGGGTTTGACTGGTGATGGACATGGTGGTTGGTATGATAATAAAGGTGAATTCATAGCAAAGACGGTACAAGGAAAATTAAAGTTTTATAATAAGAGACAAAGAACACCTGGACAAGATCCTCCTCAGACAGAACAAGAGAAGAATCTTTCACAGGGATCATATGAACAACCTGCTGCTGCACCACCAGAAGAGCAAGCACCAGTAGAGGGTGAAATTCCACCAGAGGAGCAACAACAGCAACCATTACCAGTACAGAGTCCTGATCTTGCTGCTGGACCACCTCCTGTTCCTAAATCAAGAGGAACTTTGACTATTGGTTTTGGTAGGTTTAATCCTCCACATGCAGGTCATGGTCAGTTGATGGACATTGCTTCTCAATCTGCACAAGCAGAGATGGATAATGATCCAGAATTAGAATCTGATTATATTATTGTTCCTTCTCGTACTAATGATCCTAAGAAGAACCCATTAGATGCTGATGGAAAAGTTGAAGCTTTGAGGAATTTATTCCCAGATCATAGTGCAAAGATTGTAAATGACCCTAATCATAGAACTATCTTTGATGTATTGAAGAAAGCTCATAATGATGGATATACTAATGTAAGAATTGTTGCTGGTGATGATAGAGTAAAACAGTTTGATAAGTTATCTCAAAATTATAATGGTCAGTTATATGATTTTGAAAATATGGAAGTTGTATCTTCTGGTGCAAGAGAGGATGATTCGGATGATATAAGTGGATATTCTGCATCAAGGATGAGACTTGCTGCTGCTGAGGATGATTTTAAAACATTTTATAGTATGCTTCATAAACAAGCTGATGCAGTAGATGAATTTGGTGAACCCATAGTAGAAGTAGATCCAGAAACAGGGGAACCATTAGTAGATGAAAATGGTGAACCATTAATAGCAAAGGAGTTAGTTCCAATAACAGGTAGGAAGGATGCAAAAGAATATTTTGCTGCTGTTCGTTCTGCAATGGGATTAGATCAGATTAAGGAATTTTGGAATACATGGGAGATTGCTCCAAAGTGTGATGCACAGACTCTTCGTGAAATGTATCTTGATGGAGAAATTTTCAGACTTGGTAAATTAGTTGAAGATGTAAATACAGGATTGAGAGGACGTATTATACGTAGAGGTACAAGTTATCTTATTTGTGTTACAGAAGATGATATAATGTTTAAATCTTGGGTAAAGGATTTAACAGAAGTTGTAAAACCTGCACATGAGACAGAAGTATATGGTGTCCCTTCTGATCAGAGATTAGTGGGAACAGATGCTTTAAGGAAATACGCTCAATCAATGGTTCCTGGACAGTCATGGGGACTACAATTCATAAATAAATACAGGAAAAAGTAAGTAAAGGTCTACTTTCGAATGTCTAACAAAATTTTTGAAGAATTGCCAGTGAGGAAACATCCTCAGGGAACATCTGGTGGTGGCGAAGCACCTGCACCAAAAGGTGGTAGTGGTGGCGGAGCACCTGCACCAAAAGAAGGTGGCGATAAAGCAAAAGGTGGAACGGAAGAAAATTCTGAAAAAAGAATTCGTCAAGCAGTGTATGATATAAGATATCGTGCTCGTAGGGAAGATATCGATCTTAGACAGGCATTTTCGCAATATATGTCTAATAGTAATTTAAGTCAACAAGAAAGAACTGCTGTAAGAGGTAAGTTATTTGGTAAAGAAGGTGGTGGTGTATCAGAAAGATATAGTGATGCTGGACAATTAGTTTCGGACTCAGTTGCCAAGGCACTTAATAAAGTTTTTGTAGAAGGTATTGATAGGGAACTGGATCTTGCTTATCTTAAAGAATTTAAATCTGATCCTTCTACAAAATATCAGGTAAGAGTTACTGATGAGAAGACTGGAAGAACTTATGTAAGACTTGCAGATCGTGAAAAGATTACACAACTTCGTTCTAATCCTAATATTGCATCTGTTGAAATGACAGATCACGGTGATCCTTATGAAGGTACTAAGAGAGCTGGTAAGAAGGATTATGATAAAGATGGTAAGAAAGAATCATCTAGCAAAGAACATGCTGGTGTAGTTCACAATGCTATTCAGAGGAAGAAAGGTGGTGTTCCTGATGGGCAAGATACAAGAAAAGAAGAGTATATTGCTGATGCAATAGGTGCTCATTCTGATGGACATGTTGCATTAATGGAACCTGAGGAAGAAATTCAGGATAAGCCACTTGATGTAATGAAGGGTAAAAATACTAAGATAGTTAAGATTAATCCTAAAATTGGTGAATCATATGATAAGAAAGTGAAAGATAAGAATGAAAATGATCCTAATGGTGAAGGAAAGGATCCTATAGATACTGCTGTTTGCGATGATCCAGATCCTAGATCTATGAAGACACGAGTTTCACTTATGAAGAATAAGTTAAGAGCACGTGGTCTTAATATGTCTTATGAGCCAGAAGGTGAACTTTTCACAGAAGAATATATTAATGAGAATGTAAATTCTGTTGCTGATTATTTCTTCAATGAAGGAATTAATGAGGATGGTTTAGAAAAGATTGTTGAAGAAGTTGGTATTGAATCTTTTACTGAGTTTGTTCTTGGATCACTTCAAGATTTGAATGAAGAAAGAGATGCAGAAAGAGATCCAAACCCAACACCATATGCAACGGTGAAGGCAAAGATTGATAAAGCAGAAGAAAGAAGGAAAACAAAGGGACAGCGTGAGTATGCAAAAGGAGCAAGTGGTGGAGATCCTGCACCTAGGAAAAAGAAAACTACTACTCCTACTGTAAAACCTGTTACTAAAAAAGTATCAGAACCTGTAAAGAAGAAAGTTGAAGTTGCTACAACAACAGCAAAGAAAACTCAAAGTAGTGCTGCTCCATCTAAGAAAGGTCTTGTTGGTAAGATCAAAGGATTTGTTTCTAAGGGTATTGAGCGTCATAACAAAGCAAGAGAAGCAGGTAAAGTACCAGAAGCACGTGCCAAGGCATTTGCTGGTGGTGTTAAATCTGGTGTGAAGACTGCTGTTAATGTTGCTAAGGTTGCTTATCATGCAACTCAAAAAGCAAAAACTAAGACACAGAAGGCTGCTGACCAAGATGGTGATGGTAAGGTAAGAACAGTTGATGCTGGATATGAACCAGAAGGTGAAGTAGTTGAAAACCGTATGACTGCCTATACTGCTGGTGCTGGTGAAGGATCACCTGCTGCTAGACCTACAGTTTCTAAGTCTGTTGCTGATGCAGCAGGTAGAAGAAGTGATACACAGGCTTTCAAGGCTAGAAAGACAAAGACTGATATTCGTTTATCTGATACTGGTGGTAAGAAAAGAGCTAATACAACTGGTAGAGGACAACCACAACAGTATCGTAAGTCTGCTGATAGTGATGAATGGTCAGGTAGATTCCCATATGGTAAATCAAACATTGTTCAGGGCAAAGGTTCTATAAAGGATCTTCCAAGTAAGTCAACTCAGAAAGCAACTACTAAGGTACAAAAGGCTGCTGATAAAGATAAAGATGGTAAGGTAAGAACAGTTGATGCTTCCTATCAACCAACTGCACCTACCATAAGTGAAGATCTACTTAAAAAAATGAGTAGGTTTATGCCAAAAAAGTCTCAGGATCTTGATGAATTAAACCGTTACGAAAAGGAAACGGGCACATCATCAGGTTCTCTCAACATGCCAAAGGGTAGACCAACTGAGAAGGGTGGTAGTAAGGATCCTGTAATGAGATCTGTTAGAACTAGTATTCGTAAGGAAACTGGTAGACCAGAAGGACAGCAGAAGAAGGAAAAGGGTGCAAAAGCTCCTACTTCTGGATATGGAAAACCAGAAACTTCTGTTGATAGGATCAAGAAGCATCTAGAGACTAAGAGAAGGTTGGCAAGAAGACCAACACAAGGTCGTTATCCTAAGGATGATGATAAGGCAGAACGTGAGTATCAGGCAAAACAAACTGCACATCAGGAAAAGAAATATCCTAATAGTGGTGTAGTTAGTGGTACAGTTCCGGGTGGAAAAGGTGTTAAATGAAGTAGCACCACCATCCAAAAAGCATGAGAGGATGATTAAGCATATCAAAAAAAGATATGCTAAGGATGGTGAATTGACGGACAATGAGAAGTCAATTGCATATGCTACTGCATGGAAAGATTATAATAAAGATAGAAATCAAAAAGAAAAAACTATTTGGGAACGTTTAGATCCAGATGGTTATGTAATGTCTGATCGTAAGAGACGGGATGCGGATAGGGAGAAAGATAGAAAAGTAAGAAATCTTAAAATGAGATATGGTAAACGATGGGAAGACTTTACTGATGAAGCAAAAGCAAAGAAGGAAAAAGAAAAAGAAATTCTAGCAAAATATAAAGAAAAGAAAGAAAAAGGAATTCCTTTTTATGATAAAAAGGGATCAGGATACATTAGAGATGGTAGAAAAATTTACGTTTACAAAAAACGCTGATATATAATACAGTTATAATTAAAGATAATGGCTGAATTAGGACTTGATGCTTCACAGGAAACACGTATAACTGTGATGCAATTGAAGATTGAGAGATTAGAAGAGAAACAAGATGAATTACGTGAACGATTAAAAGTTGTCGAGAAGTGGGTTATAGGCGCAGCCGCAGTCCTAGCCGCTGGTACTACGGTCATAGGATTTGCAACTAACATATCAAAAGCGTATCTTTAATGTGGTCTTTACTCCTACCATTTGCTAAAACAATTCTTAGACATCAACCAAAGTCTCCTAGAACTAGAAGACTTATTGTAGAGATATTAGAAGGTATTGTTAGAAATACTGATAATGATTTAGATGATGCAATGATGAGGAGAATAAAGAAAGCAATTCTTGCCCCAACAGGAATACCACTTTCTAAGCAACTATTGGGTGAGCAGAAAGTATAAATATCATTAGTAAATATATTGGTAAAGAACAATGCCTCTTTGGGGAACAACCGATAACGATGCCAGTGAGCCAAAAGGTTTAGCTGGGGGAGAATTCCAGGGTACTGCTGGTAAGGCTATCTACGGTGTAGACGTTGCCGAAACTGGTGTTGCAGCCGGAAATGCAGTTGGTGGAAAAGCTGCTGCTTATGCCGTTCCACATGCTGGATGGGTAGGTATACATACATATGTTGATTGTCACGGAGATTTCCGTGTTAAGTCAGAAACTCTAGTTGCTCTTAGTAGCTTAAGTGGAGATCAATCTGATGATGCACGTTTCGCAGACAGCTAAAACGTTAATTAAAAATTAGGTTTATGAGATTTGATGAGTTGAATGAGAGCAATTATATGCTCTTTGCTATAAAATTCTACGATAACCCTCAGGCAGTCACCAAAGACGACTTTGAGGCTGATTTGAAGCGCATACGCTACATTAAGAGATTATTGAAGAGATATAAGAATACGGGTGAATTAAAAATTCATCTTATTTTGAATCATCTTATTATATTATTCAATGTTTTTAATGAAGCTGCTGTTCCGTTATTGTTTTATAATTTGGAAGAAGATCTCTGGCCATTAATTAAAAGTTTTTTAGTTTTTCTGAATCGTATTCCAGAAACCCCAAAGACTAGGATTACTAGTATAGGTATAGATGAAGATTGTTTAAAACAGTTACAAGACCTCTAATGAAAAAGGAAAAGTTAGATAGAGTAATTAGAATCATTAGAGAGGAAGCACCTGTTAATAGTATAGGTGCTGGAAATATTGCTGGTAGTGCTCCTGCTGGTGATGATCCCCCAGTAGATTTACGAAAGAAGAATACAAAGAATTGGAATCCATTTTTTAAGACACTAGCAAAGGTGATGCGAAGGAAGTAAATTTTTATTATGAAAAAGATTGTTATTGTTGGAACTGGTACAGCAGGGTTATTAGCTGCTGCCTTTATGCATAAATTTTGGGATGATAATGTCCAGATAAAAGTAATATATGATGGAAGAAGTAAGAATATTGCAGTGGGTGAAAGTACAACACCACTTATTCTTAAGACATTAGAAATACTTGGTATATCAAAAGAAGAATTAATTAAGGATATTGGGACAACTCTAAAATTGGGAATCAATTTTAAGAACTGGATTCCTGGTACTGAATATTTTCATGGGTTTGGAGAAGGTGTAGATAATAAGAGCAATAATTTTTTTAATGATATAAGGACTGATGAAACCAGTGCAGTATTTACAATAACAAATGATATTTTCCAAGGAGGTGGAAATTATAATATTGCAACTACAAAACTTCCTTCTAATGATGTAAATTCATTTTCTTATGCTTTGCATATTGATACGCAGAAATTTATAAAGGTTTTAATAAAACGTTTTGAAGATGATATTGAGTTTGTTGATGATATTGTAGAAAGAGTACGGGTAAATCCAGAATGTAATCAGATCTCTCATATTGAATGTAGAGATAGTGGTATTGTTGATGCAGACTTTTTTGTTGATGCAAGTGGATTTAATTGTGTGTTGTTTAAACATTTAAATCCAGAATGGGTTGATACATCTCATATACTACCTATTGATCGAGCAATTCCACAACAGATTCCAAATATTACTGGGCAAATTCCTTCACATACATTAGCAGAAGCAACTGATAATGGATGGATATGGCAATTGCCTGTGGGTGATAGGTATGGAACGGGTTATCTTTATTCTTCTAAATTTACTTCTGATGAGGAAGCACGTGAAAAATATAATAATTGGTTGGTGGAGAATCATAATGTTGAGTTAACAACTGATAGGATTATTAAGTATCGTCCTGGATACTATAAGAATAATTGGATTGGTAATTGTTTGGCAGTTGGTCTTTCTAGTGGATTTATTGAACCACTTGAAGCAACTGGTATTATGATTATTAGTAAACAGATTTATAATTTCGTTGCTTTTAATTCTGCACTTAATAACTTAAATCATACTAAGAGTTATTTAAATACAATGAATACTGCATTATATGATGAGATTGTTAGATTTAATGCTCTACATTATTGTACAGACAGGACTGATTCTGATTTCTGGAAATATATGACTAATAATAAACTTCAATGGGTTAAAGATTACCAAGAAAAATGTCAGAAAGAATTTATAGACAATAGTGTTTTCTTAAATGTGAAAGATTGTATATGGGCTTTTGATAGTTATATACAAATTTCACACGGATTGGGAATGTTTGATAAGAATTCTATTCTGGAATATTTGAGAATAAAACCTAATGGTCAACAAATATTAGATTATTCTGAGCGTATATATGAGTTAGAACAAACTAGAAATATGTATAATTGTGAGAATTGGATAAGTCATAAGGATGTGCTTAATCAATTGAAATAAATATTTACATGGATAACAATAATGCATTAATAGAAAGACTTGAAAGAGTAATAGAGACACTTAGTGAGAACTCTATTAAGATGGGACAGATGCTTGCTGTCCATGATGAGAAATTAGACAAACAGGATAGGATAGATGCAGTATTATTTGAGAAAGTGGAATCGGTTCATAGAGAGATCAACCGTCAGGCTGAAGACATTAAGAAGGGATGTGAGAGAGATATTCGCAAGGTAGATGATAGACTTAGAATCATGGAAAAGAAAATGTGGAGCATTTTTGGTGCTCTTGCTGTTATTTCTTTCATCGTTAGCCCAGTCGGACAAAGAATAGTTGGTGCAGCATTGACAGCACCAGTACAAACGAGTATAATAGAAGGAACCTAATACCTTTTGTAATGGATCTGGTCGATTCCAAATATATCGGGTTAGTCTCTTCCAGACTACAAAAATTTAAAAGGGTTAAGGCGGATCTTTATAACTTTCGTTGTCCTATCTGTGGGGATTCCCAGAAGCACAAGAATAAGGCACGAGGGTATTTCTATCAGGTAAAGCTGAATACCAATTTTAAGTGCCATAACTGTGGTGCTAGTTTATCCTTTAATAATTTTTTAAAGCAGATAGATACTACACTTCATAAGCAATATACACTTGAGAAGTTTAAGGAGGGTCATACTGGTAAAAATTTCGTAGTAGAAGAACCTGAATTCGATTTTAAGAAACCCATTTTTAAAAAAAAGATAGATCTTCCTAGGGCATCAGATGTTCCTATTGCTAAGAAATATCTCGAAAAAAGGAAGATAGATCCTACAAAATTTTACTTTGCCGATAAGTTCCAGGAGTGGACAAATACTCAAAAACATACGTTTGACACTATCCCTAGGGATGAGAGTAGAATCATAATTCCGATGTATGATACAGAACGTAATTTAATCGGATTTCAGGGTAGAAGTCTAGGACCAAACTCTGTTAAATATATCACAGTAATGCTTGACGATGACGCACCAAAAATCTACGGACTGGATCAAATCCGAGGAGGAGATCCAGTCTTTGTTACAGAAGGACCTTTTGACAGCACGTTCATTCGCAACTCGATTGCTATGTGCGGAGCTGATGCTGATGTTAACCGTTGGGGTATCAGCAATCCTATTTGGATCTATGATAATGAACCAAGGAACACCGAAATTGTCAAACGTATACAGTCTGCTATCTCCTCCAAGCAAACTGTTGTGATATGGCCATCTAATATCCTAGAAAAGGATATTAATGATATGGTCTTATCTGGACATAATGTTCAGAGAATAGTAGAAGAAAATATATATTCAGAATTAGAGGCAACCATCAAATTTAACAACTGGAAAAAGGTATGACCAACGGGATTAAAGTTAAGAAGCGTAATGGTAGAGGGACAGAGTCTCTTCAACTTGAAAAAATGCATAAGATGGTTGAAATGGCTTGTGAAGGATTGGCAGGAGTATCTGCTAGTCAGGTGGAAATACAATCAGGAATACAGTTCTATGATGGGATTACTACGCAGGAAATACAGGAAATACTTATTCGCAGTGCTTCTGATCTTATCGATCTTGATCATCCTAACTACCAGTTCGTCGCTGCTCGCCTTCTTTTATTTGCTTTAAGGAAGCAAATATTTGGTCGTTATCATGAGCACCCAACTGTTTTGACTCATGCCAAAGGTGGTGTTGAAAAGGGCATTTATGATAGTGAAATTTTAGATCTTTATGATGAAGAGGAGTTTGAAAAACTTCAATCTTTTATAGATCATGAAAGAGATATGTTATTTACTTATGCTGGGCTGCGGCAAGTTGTAGATAAGTATCTGGTACAAGATAGAAGTAGTGGTGAATTATATGAAACACCACAGTTCATGTATATGCTTATAGCAGCAACAATTTTTCAAAAATATCCAAAAGAAACGAGGTTAGATTATGTCAGAAGATACTACGACGCAATCAGTAGACACAGAATCAACATCCCAACCCCGGTCATGGCGGGGGTACGGACCCCTTTACGTCAATACGCTTCTTGTGTTCTCATTGATTCTGATGACACCCTCGATAGTATCTTTAGTTCTGATATGGCTATTGGCAAATACGTTGCACAGAGGGCTGGTATCGGTATTAACGCAGGGAGAATCAGAGGAATCAACAGTAGAATCCGTGG